AAGGAAACGGCAGCTTTGGTAGAGAAGATATGCAAACGCTATTCACTGAAAAAGAGTGAAGTTGTAAAGTTGGCGTTCAGGTATATAGATAAGGCACATATCAACCCATCCGAAGCCCCTGAATCAGTAAAATCGGAACTGGCGAAAATAAACAAGAGACAGGATGATATTATCCGGTTTATCCGTCACTACGAGGAAGAGCAACTGAATCCCATGATACGGACTACAAATTCTATCGCTTTACGTTTCGATACTATCGGAAAAACTTTGGAAACTCTTATTCTTTCTCAACTGGAAGCCAGTCAGGAGAGACAAACAGTCGTACTGAAAAAACTAAGTGAACAGTTCTGTAATCATGCCGATGTGATAAACAACCAGTCAAAACAGATTAATGCACTTTATCAGATACATCAACGGGATTATAAAAAATTGCTTCACTTGATACAACTCTATTCGGAGCTTTCTGCTTGTGGGGTGATGGATAGCAAAAGGAAAGAGAATTTGAAAGCTGAAATCAGTAACCTGATAAACACGTAAGATTATGCACATAGATTTTGCTCCACCATCAAACGGAACATATAATAATTCCGGAAGTAGCCGACAGCTAGCCAATTACATGGAACATGAAGATTTGGAACGCATGGAAAAAGGCATCTTTACTGAAGGCTTTTTCAATCTGACAGATGATAACATCTATAAATCAAAAGTTATAAAAGATATAGATAGTAATATCGAACAACTTCTGAAAACGGATGCTAAGTTTCTCGCTATCCATGTCAGCCCATCGGAAAGTGAACTTCGGGCAATGGGTAACACCGAGCAAGAGAAAAACGAAGCCATGAAACGGTATATTCGGGAAGTATTTATTCCTGAATATGCCAATAATTTCAACAAAGAACTATCTGCTTCGGATATAAAGTTTTACGGTAAGATTCATTTTGACCGTAGCCGTTCCGGCAACGAACTGAATATGCACTGCCATTTGATAGTGAGCCGGAAAGACCATGCCAACAAAAAGAAACTGTCACCGCTTACCAATCATAAAAATACCAAGAAAGGAACGGTAACGGGAGGTTTTAACCGCGTGAATCTGTTCCGACAGGCAGAACTGGGATTTGATAAACTATTCGACTACAATCGCAAACAAACAGAATCATTTGATTATCATAACATGATGAAGAATAGTTCCACAGTAGAACAACTTAAATTACAAGAAAAATGCATTCAATCCGATAAAAGAAAAATAGAAATCAATCAGGTTAGTAATCAAGAATACTTATTCTCTATCAATCTTGAAAACAAGAAAACAATCAAGCAGTCTTTCGATACGGGGAACAATCAAACTGTTGATTCATTTATTTCTTTTGTTTCGTCAGAAATAGACATCTCATTCAATCCAGAAGATTATTATTTTAAACCTAAAAAGCAAAAGAAGAAACGACGTAAAATTTAAGTACTTGTAGATTTGAGGCTTAAACTATATCCGCTTTTCAATTTCTCAATCATATAAAAATATAAATTATGTGCATTTTTTTATCTGCAAAGAAATAAATATGTAGAAGATGTTTCCTACATTTGTAGAAAATTAGATAAAGAAACAGTATTTACAAGAATACATCATGATAGAAATAAGAGAAGAAGCTTTCAAGTATTACTTCCATTTCATGCAAAAAAGAATGGATATCTTTTGGAAACGATATGAAGGTAGTCCTTACCCATGGACAGATGATCCGATTTTAAAAGAACATAAGTTCACCAATGTATACCGGTCTTCCGACAGAGTTAGCCAGTATTTAATAAGTAATGTAATCTATAACAATACCAAACATTGTTCAGAAGATGATATACTTTTGAGGATTCTAGTTTTCAAGGTATTCAACAAAATAGAAACATGGGAATATCTCATAGAAAATATCGGAGAAATAACCATTAATAATTTCAATGTTGCGCAAATTAGCAAATTATTAAGCGAACGCATTGTTAAAAAACCGATCTTTAGTTCTGCTTATTTAATGACTGGATGCCATCAAGACTTTTTGGAGTATTCATCAAAGCACGAAAGGTGGTTAATAATGATTGAAAGAGAGTTTATAAGAAAGAAATTATTTAAGAAGATTATTCATGCAAAGTCTTTAGAGAATATTTTTAATATTTTATCTAATTGTCCTTTTATCGGTGATTTCTTAGCATATCAATACGCTATAGACTTTAATTATTCTGACATAATTAACTTTGATGAGAATAGTTTTGTCAAAGCTGGAATTGGAGCCATACGTGGAATAAAGAAGTGCTTTATTAATACAGGTGATTATACAAATGAAGATTTAATACGATATACTCAGGATAATCTTGAAAAATATCGAGAAAAATTTGGATATGCAAATTTCAAAAACTTATTCGGCCGTGAACCAACGTTGATTGATTTACAGAATTGTTTTTGTGAAACAGATAAATATCTTAGGGTAAAGATGCCGGAACTTAATATTGGAAATACTAGAATTAAACAAAAATACAAAAAATCCAGTTCAAATATTAATTATTTCTTCCCGCCCAAATGGAGTATTAATGATAAAATTGAAAAGAAATGTATACAGCAGAATATGACGGAATTAACTCTTTTTTAGTAGGAGCAGCAAGGATGTTGTTAGAATTTGGTATTGAAAGAAATACAAGAGGATATAAATGTTGGGAACTTCCTGAACCTATAATGATAAAAATTAGAAATCCATTATCCAGATGGATTACTCTACCATGTAGAAAGTGGAATATACTTTTACCTTATGCAGAGTCTCTTTGGTTAGCAGGTGGAAGAAATGATTTATATTTCATAAAGCACTATTTGTCAAAGATGGAAGAATATTCCGATAATGGTAAGTATTTAAGAGGTGGATATGGCCCTAGACTACGTGCATATAATGGCAACCCCAATGACTATGAAATGCCCAAGCTTCATACAAACAAAGATAATGGATTTAAGGAATTAGATCAATTTCGTTACGTCATTAATAGCTTTGAACAAGATCCATATACCCGTCAAGCAATTATCACAATAGGAGACCCGCCCAAAGACTGTTTTAATTCAACAAATGATGAATTAAAAAAAACAAAAGATCGCCCCTGTACACGATCTTTACAGTTTATAAGAAATCCACAAAATAATAAATTGAACATGACTGTTTATATGCGTTCCAATGATCTTATATGGGGGGCAAGTGCTGTAAATATATTCAACTACACCTTTATGCAAGAATACTTTTCGCAAATGCTTGGCTTAGAAGTTGGTGAATATTTTCATATAGCAAATAATCTACATTATTATGATTATCATAAATCACTAATCGAAGAGTTAGCCAGTTTACAAAACGTTAAAGATGATTCATTTTGTTATGAAAAGAACTTTCACTCTTTAGAAGATTTTGACAGACAAATCAAAAAATTAATCGAATGGGAAGATAACTTACGAACGAATAATAAAAAAGAAATCATTGGCTTTGAAGATGATTTCTTTAATGATTGGGCTAAAGTACTATTTTTCAAAACAGGGTTGCAACAAATAGAATTTACAAACCCTATTCTAAATCACCTATTATTAAAATGAATTATTTCTTCAAGTGGGAACTCCAACTTGTTGGATCACCATACAATATACCAGAATTATAATTCTCTGATAACCATGAAATAAATTTATCAATAGCCTCTTTAGGAATAGAAGGACTCCGCATATCTCGTCCATTACAAAAAACATCTCTTACAAATTCTTTAGGGACGCTTATTGCTTGATCGCCAAAATAATAAAAATTAGTTGATATTAATACATACTGTCCACCTACATCGCGTTTTAGATGTCCCAAATTAGGCATTCCATTAGCTAATGAGTGGGCAGAATTTTCCTGTATCCATTTTCCCTCTTCATTCTGATGGTAAAAATTATCTCCATACATTTGCACTAAAGTTCCATTTATAATGGGCTTTTTATACTGAAATCGAGGATCATTCCAATATTCATACTCTATAATGTTTTTGAGAATATACCGTTCCACCATGTTCTATTACCTCTATTATAGATAGAAGCATCCATACTAAAATCAATTTCTTCTTCTGTCTTTTGCGCAACATTATTGTAGAGATCTCGATATTGTCTTTCAATTGATATATAGAAACCATCCAAAACCCAGAAAACCGGAATTACAATGTATGAAATTAGTACATAATGTATATTTGAGCCATTTGCAGCCAAAGCAAACAACGCTGACACTAAAGTTATAGCCCATCCTTTTATTAAAAAGGAGTTTGAATTCATTCTGGTTATCACATTTTGAATGAATTCAAGATGTTTCATTTTTTGTTCCATATTATACTAGTTATAAAAACAACTAAGAAATCTTGATGCATTTTTTGTAAATAATCACAAAAGACGTGCCATAAGAGTTGTATGACAAAAATAACAAAAAAATATTTTAAATCAGCAAATTGCGTCAGCTTTTGTCATTCAGAATATGACAGATTTTCAGTTATCACTTTTCACAATACTAAGAACCTTAAGCAATAATCGATTTGCAATAATTATTAAAATGACTATCTTTGTCCCCAGTATTCTCCATGAGCAGACTACAGCAAAAGCACGTAGCAAATCAGTGGGATAATTCATGGGATATGCTTGAAACTAAAAATATAAAGTTTTAAATATCAGCGTGGTAACTCCGTTAGGAGAATCCCAGGCGGATCACAGAAACGCTGGACAGAAATGGACAGTAAATGTACAACTCCTACAATATCAAAGTATTGTAGGAGTTTTTCTTTGTATAATGCCTGTGACCTAAGATATGAAAAGGTCACAAAAAGACACACTTTCGTGACCAATTCGTGACCTGTCCATCCTCTAAGATTTTAGGTCACGGAATGTCCCAAATTGGCGGTTTGTTGTCTTGATTTGTCCGTACTGCAAATATCTCATTTTCAGTTTATCAATTAAGTTTGTAACTAAAAAAAGAGATTATGAGAAGTACTTTTAAGCTACTCTATTTCGTCAAACGAAATGCAGTAAAGAAAAATGGTAACGCACCGATTATCGCACGTATCACTATCGACCAAGTTGTAGCCCAGTTTAACACCAAGTTGGAAATAAATCCGGCTCACTGGAGCGTGGAATTAGGCAAGGCTTCCGGCAGAACCGCAGAAGCCGTACACATCAATTCCATGCTGGAAAGTATTCGTAGCACAGTTCATCAACATTACCATGCGTTAATGGCGCAAGACGGATATGTAACCGCAGAACTGGTAAAGAACGCTTTTTTAGGCAAGATAGCAAGGGAACGGACTTTGATAGAGTTCTTCAAACAGCACAACGAGCAGTATTTGCAAAAGGTCAAAATGAATACCGCAGACAAGACCTATTCACGTTATGAACTGACAAAGAAACGGCTTATGGAGTTTATGAAGTTTAAATACTCCGTTTCCGATATGCTCATTAAAGATATAAATGTGGTATTCATTGAAGATTTCCTGTTGTATATCAAGAATAACTATGGGTGCAGCCATAATACGGCTATGAAGTTCGTACAACGTTTTCGCACGGTAGTAAACTTTGCCAAGAATACGGGTTTAGTGACTGCCGACCCTTTCGGGAGTTATCGGGTAAGGTTTGAACGTACCGATAGGGATTATCTGACTATGGAAGAAATTACCACCATTTACAACCACGAGTTTAGCTCTAAACGGTTGGAGCAGGTACGTGATTTGTTCATTTTCAGTTGTTACACGGCACTTTCCTACATTGATGTATGCGAGTTAAAGCAGGAGGACATTCACACCGGATTTGACGGTAATTTGTGGATTATACGGAAAAGACACAAAACAAATGTTACATCTACCGTTCGATTGCTGGATATACCAAAAGCCATATTGGAAAAGTACAAAGACAAATTGCCAAACGGTAAGATTTTACCAGTTATCAGCAATCAGAAAATGAATGATTACTTAAAAGAAATCACAGCCATTTGCGGAATTGAAAAGACCTTAACCTACCATGTTGCCCGCCATTCGTGTGCAACTTCGGTACTGCTCGCCAATGGTGTACCTATCGAGACAGTATCTAAAATTTTAGGTCATACTAATATCCGGACTACTCAAATTTATGCGAGGATTACCGATTTGAAAGTAAGTGGCGACATGGAAATGTTGGCTCAAAAACTGGACGTTCCAAATCGTACTGCCAGCCGTTGAAATCGTGTTATCGTCAGATAACAGCAAGGTGTGATTTGTGGCACACAAATCTGTTTTCCGTGCCGCAAAACACCTTGGGCAAATTCACTCCAAAGTCGTGTTGCCAATGAAAGAAAGACATTCACTGACTAAAGATTTTTCGCTCGTCGGGACGGGTGGTCCGCTGGGCGTTCCCCGACCAATGAGTTTATTTTGCAATCCTGCAATCTTGTTTTATTGAAATATTGATAGCTTGATTGAAAGCAAGATTTCAATCAAGCTGGATTGAACAAATCTATCAACCAATAATGAAAGAAAGCGATATGGAAAACGAGAAAACAGCCCTTTATGTCGCCTTTTCCACTCAAAAGGGCGGTACGGAGGAAGATTACAAGCGCATGGCGTATGAATAGTTTACCCGGCTGGGAAAGAAGGTCTACCCGGTGTGCGCAGTTCGCCCGAAAAGGCGATAGTCACGGCTGACGAATATGTAGCCACTGCCGGACACGTGCCGGATATTGTCTTTTTCGACCTGTCCGGCACGGTGAACAGCGGTACTCCGTAAGAATAGCTACTTACCAAAATAACATTTTACATTAGGAGATAATACGCCTCTCAAATCATCAAATTTTTTAATTTTCAATTTGTTCAAAATATTTCTTAGTTTCTCTCCAACTTCATTTCCATTATGTTCCAAAGGATTGTCAAAAATCAAGTGTGCATCCAATTTCCCATTATCAACAAACCAATCTACATATACAGACAAAGGTCTTGGTCCATCCCATTTATTTCTATCAAATCTATAGTTTAAAGCTTTACAAGCAAAATAGATGGTTTGAAATTTTGCATATTCTTCTATTGGCTGCAACATTCTCAAACATGTATCTTGAGTTAGATTGTCATCATCAATATTCAAAATATAATTCGCTACTCCTGAATTATTAATAATTTGACCATTTACATAACTGTTTTTCTTATCTTCTGACAGGTTGATTCCAGCAAAAACATCATATTTTTGTTCTTCAGTAAGTTTTAAAGCACCAGATTTCTCACCGCTTAACTTATTAAGTAATTCAAACTTCCAACCCAATTTCATTGTATGTGCCTCTGTTTTGCCACATTCTTTGAAATAGACCAAATTATCAGTAACAAAAGAATTCTGTATAGAAAGTAAACATTGCTTAATGATGCTTGAGGCGTCTTTCCCAAATATTTCACAAGCTCTGTCAAAAGACATCTTATTTTCTAAAAAATCTGCATTGTTTTGCTTAACAGATATTTTTATCTCTTTGGCTTCCCCGTTAGGAGCTATCCCTTCGATATAAACATCTGTTTTACATTCACCACGTGCAGGACGTGGTTTCCCACAAAGTGCAACTTGATATTTTTTCCCCTCGAAAGAGAAAGTCGTTCCTACAGGGAATAGTTTTTCTACACAATGTTCTGTATTGATAAAATCTGGCATAATTATAATAAGTCCTTAAGTGAAACATTCAATGCTTTTGCGATTTTGTCCGCAACTTTTAAAGACACGTTCCTTTTGCCTTTTTCAATATCAGGCAAATAGGTTCTATCAATATCAGCCATATTGGCTAATGTCTCCTGTGATATTTTGAGAGATAGTCTTCTCTCCAACACTTTCTTTCCAAAAACTTCATTTATATCCATAGTGGTGCAAAATTATGAGGGTGCAGACAATCATACAACGGACTATTGTCTACAATAAATTTCTAAGTAATTCTTTTAAAGAAAATTACAATGACTATATTTGCTTCAGAACAGAAACAAAGAAGGGAAAGTATTAGGAATATGAGATTTTATGCAATTAAGCATTTACTCTATAAATAAAATCTTGAATGGGAGTAATATATGGTATAGCTTTATTGTAGCTTTTTCCTTTAATCTGCACTTTTGACAAATCTACACCTACAATGTTTATGCTTTGGACACTTTCCAACCGAAAAGCAAAATATTCCTTACCTGAGGGTGTAAAACCTAATTTAACCAAGTCAGATGCAGATATTAGTTTTGGGTACTCAGGAATGATACGAAACAAAAACTTGTTGTTATGATTATGTAATAGTAAATAAATGGGATAGGACATGCCTATGGGGATTTGTAACGCTCCACGGCGCAATCCGGCACGCACATAATAAAGTTTGTTTTTCAAAGTTTGTCGAAGTTGATTATTATCCTTGTAATAAGCAACTAACACATTAATGGTTTCTGCTTTTCTTTCTTCAACAGAAACCAATGCTTTCTTTATTGACAAGGCTAAGAATTTAGCCAAACGAGGTGGTACAGCATTGCCAATCATTTTATAACCGTCTTTTATATCTTCATAGAAAAAGCGGAATTTATCTGGGAAAGTTTGGATTCTTGCACATTCCCGTACACTTAATCTGCGATATAAATATTCTGCTCTTTGCTGAAAAACACGTTGGGTTTGTGATACATATTTCATTTTGGGAGCTTGTGGATGAAGGGGACAGTTCTTTGCCTGCGCTTGTATTGTAAATGAAGTTTCACCCCAGGAACGAACACGATTACGTGCCATGAATTTTGCATCCCATGGACCTGCAAAAATGTCATGGTTAAGCCACTTCCCATATTCTTGGTTCACACCTTCATTTGCATATGAGCGAGGATTCTCTATTATATCTCCGATTGCCTTTCTTAATGTGACATAAGGTTTTCCGAATGCCTTTGGAAAATTGAACGTACAATTCAACTCTTTTAGGAAACCGACAACAAACACACGATAACGGTCTTGGGGAATATGATAGTCTGCTGCATTCAATAAAGAATAGCTTACTACATATCCAGCTTCTTCAAGAGTAGAAAGGAATGATAGGAATGTACTAAAATGTTTATCATTTATAATCCCTTGTACATTTTCGATGAGAAAGAATTTTGGATGCTTTTCTTTTATCAATCGGATATAATCAAAAAATAATCGCCCCCGTTCATCGTCCAATCCTAATTGCCTTCCTCCCTCGCTCCACGATTGGCAAGGAGGTCCTCCAATAAATCCATCGCAATCGGGTATATCTTCTCCTTTTAATTTTCGAATGTCCGACTTACACAAATAAGTATTTGGGTGATTGAATTGATAAGTTTTATGTATTGTTTCATCAAATTCATTCGCCCAAATAACTTCATAGCCTGCTTGCTCAAAGCCAAGGTCTAATCCGCCACATCCCGCAAAAAAAGATGCGACTCTCATACCTTTAAGCAAGGACAATTCCTTTTTCCACCAATGTTTTCCGTATTTGCATAGCCACATGGTAAGCCAAATTAACGGGAACTGCATTGCCTATCATTTTATAGGCATAGTTTACGTCTTCGTATACAAATTTGAACTCATCCGGGAAACTTTGTACCCGTGCAACTTCACGTACAGTCATCCTGCGATAAAGATGCTCACTCCCTTCCACAAACTTTTGCAAGTTCTTTTCAACTTTTATCATCTTAGGTGCCTGTGGATGTAGCTGGCATTGGCGACCACTAGCTTGAACTGTAAAACCCGGTTCATCCCATGAACGTACCCTGTTGCGTGACATGAATATAGGTGAATATGCCCCTATGAAATATTCGTTATTAGGGACTTTACAAGCATTCCCATTGGTTTTGTTCTTTTCAAGTGCCGGAATCGCAGAATCTTGCAAATCCCAAATACTTTCACGCAAAGTGGGTTTATGCTTTAAAGGGATAGGATATTCGAAATCATGTATATCCAAATCTTTGCGGAATCCGATGTAAAATACCCGGTCACGATCTTCCGGTACATCGTAATCATTGGCATTAAGCATTTTTAAATTCACATCATAGCCTGCTTCATCAAACAGTTTCATAAAACCGCTAACGGCATCCGAATGGCGTTTGGCAAGCATCCCTGATACATTTTCAGCAACAAAGAATAAGGGTTGCTTATCTCGTAAAATACGGATATACTCATAAAACAACTGACCACGGGCATCTTCTATTCCCTTTAATGAACCGGCTTCGCTCCATGATTGGCAAGGAGGACCTCCTATTATACCAGTAATATTATCAGGGAATTCACAAGAAGGAATATCCCGGATATCCCCTTCGATTAGATTCACTTCCGGAAAGTTTGCACGGAAAGTCGGACAAATCTTAGCGTCAAACTCATTTGCCGTAACTGTTCTGAAACCCGCTTTATGAAAACCTAAATCCAAACCTCCTGCACCGGAGAAAAGACTAATTAATTCCATTATATTTCTATTTTATTTCCAAAGACAATTTATAGTTATTATAGTAGTAGGCATGCCTACTATTTGAATGTCAAATTTTAAACTTGGGACAACTTTCTTCTCTGCATTGTGTATGCGAAAAGAGAATTGCCAACCTCCATCCATATAAAGTTCAACCGTATTCGTTTTATTAGGAACAAAATCCAAACTAACAATGCGGGTAGGCAATGATACAATAGGTATCTCCATGGATGCTTTTTGATATGTGCCATTTCGATTAAGCGTACCATGCAAATTGTAAGATTGGATTTGCGTTGTCCGCTGTTTGTCAATACTAATAACCTTATAAAAATCATGTTTTCCTAAAAGGTATTCAACTAATCTACTTGGTATATCTGGATGTATCTGATTTTGGAGATTTATTTCAGCAATAAAAGCCTGCAATAATGGTATATAAACATCATTTTCTTTGTCAGGCAAATTGTCAAACAATGTATTTTTGTTTTTTTCTTGAACAAGATAAGTAAACACAGGTCTTACATCTTCCCAATATTTTTGAGAACAAGGGATTCCATACCATTTTGCCCCAAAATCTAGCTTTTGGCTAAGGCGGCTATGTTTTACTGCAAAATGATTATGTTTAAGGCTCAATCCGATTTCCCATTGAATATTATGACGGATAATCAAAATGTCTCGTACATCTCCTTCCTCCCCCTTAGTATCTGATTGTATTCGCAATTCCAACACGTCACCTCCTTTTTCCATGATACGGGGTTCCAATTCAAAAATTTGAATGACAGCAGCATAAGAACTCACCTTATATATATTTTTCATTTCAGGAGACAAGGTGTTCCAAGCATATTCTGCTGCCAAATAACTACTGTTTTGGACAATATTTGCAGGACGAAATTTGCCAATCTCTTCGCCAAGGGTCAATAGGCAAACAAATTCATAGGCTCTACCTTGGTTGTTACTTTTATCACTCATAGAATACTTATTCTAATTTCATTTTGCGAAGTTACTCAAAATCTTGCAGAATCCCCCCCCTTTCATCACACAAAAGTGACAAACAGAAATAACAATTCTACAAAAATCCAGTATTTATCAATATCTATTTTCTATATCCTATCCTTTCCTCAGCCACCATGCTGGTGGCTTCTTTTTCCTCTATCTCATAAGGTTTTACCTTTTTCGGTTTAAACCGCTCCAAGTACGTATGATTAATATGATACTCAATCTCCAACAACGTCTTTTGCCTCACCGCTGGCTTCAATTGGCACTCCCAGACCGTCATCACTCGCCAGCCCAACTTCTTCAATTCCCCCTTGTTCCATTCATCACGTTGCTTGTTGCGTTCAATCTTCTTGCGCCAAAACTCACTGTTGGAATGGGGAATATGACCGTCCACCTCGTGCCCGTGCCAAAAACAACCGTGTATGAAAATCACGATGCCATACTTGCGCAACACGATGTCCGGCGTGCCCGGCAGCCCTTTCACATTCTTGCGGTAACGGTAGCCGCGCAAAAAGAGGTAACGGCGCACAATCCACTCCGGTTTCGTGTCCTTGCTCCGTATCTTCGCCATGACGGCGGAACGCTTCTTCTTACTCCAAATATCCATAGCATAGCCGATTTATCCGATTGCAAAAATAACCATTTCCTTCAACATCCCTGCCCTTACCTCCCGACAATCCCCCGTTTTCGATAAATATGCTCCCACCTCCGGTCGCATATCCACACATCCTCTCTACATTTACCCCGTCTCCACCGCAAGGTAGCTACCTTGCGGTGGAGACGGGGTAAATGTAGAGAGGATGTGTGGATATGCGACCGGAGGTGGGAGCATATTTATCGAAAACGGGGGATTGTCGGGAGGTAAGGGCAGGGATGTTGAAGGAAATGGTTATTTTTGCAATCGGATAAATCGGCTATGCTATGGATATTTGGAGTAAGAAGAAGCGTTCCGCCGTCATGGCGAAGATACGGAGCAAGGACACGAAACCGGAGTGGATTGTGCGCCGTTACCTCTTTTTGCGCGGCTACCGTTACCGCAAGAATGTGAAAGGGCTGCCGGGCACGCCGGACATCGTGTTGCGCAAGTATGGCATCGTGATTTTCATACACGGTTGTTTTTGGCACGGGCACGAGGTGGACGGTCATATTCCCCATTCCAACAGTGAGTTTTGGCGCAAGAAGATTGAACGCAACAAGCAACGTGATGAATGGAACAAGGGGGAATTGAAGAAGTTGGGCTGGCGAGTGATGACGGTCTGGGAGTGCCAATTGAAGCCAGCGGTGAGGCAAAAGACGTTGTTGGAGATTGAGTATCATATTAATCATACGTACTTGGAGCGGTTTAAACCGAAAAAGGTAAAACCTTATGAGATAGAGGAAAAAGAAGCCACCAGCATGGTGGCTGAGGAAAGGATAGGATATAGAAAATAGATATTGATAAATACTGGATTTTTGTAGAATTGTTATTTCTGTTTGTCACTTTTGTGTGATGAAAGGGGGGGGATTCTGCAAGATTTTGAGTAACTTCGCAAAATGAAATTAGAATAAGTATTCTATGAGTGATAAAAGTAACAACCAAGGTAGAGCCTATGAATTTGTTTGCCTATTGACCCTTGGCGAAGAGATTGGCAAATTTCGTCCTGCAAATATTGTCCAAAACAGTAGTTATTTGGCAGCAGAATATGCTTGGAACACCTTGTCTCCTGAAATGAAAAATATATATAAGGTGAGTTCTTATGCTGCTGTCATTCAAATTTTTGAATTGGAACCCCGTATCATGGAAAAAGGAGGTGACGTGTTGGAATTGCGAATACAATCAGATACTAAGGGGGAGGAAGGAGATGTACGAGACATTTTGATTATCCGTCATAATATTCAATGGGAAATCGGATTGAGCCTTAAACATAATCATTTTGCAGTAAAACATAGCCGCCTTAGCCAAAAGCTAGATTTTGGGGCAAAATGGTATGGAATCCCTTGTTCTCAAAAATATTGGGAAGATGTAAGACCTGTGTTTACTTATCTTGTTCAAGAAAAAAACAAAAATACATTGTTTGACAATTTGCCTGACAAAGAAAATGATGTTTATATACCATTATTGCAGGCTTTTATTGCTGAAATAAATCTCCAAAATCAGATACATCCAGATATACCAAGTAGATTAGTTGAATACCTTTTAGGAAAACATGATTTTTATAAGGTTATTAGTATTGACAAACAGCGGACAACGCAAATCCAATCTTACAATTTGCATGGTACGCTTAATCGAAATGGCACATATCAAAAAGCATCCATGGAGATACCTATTGTATCATTGCCTACCCGCATTGTTAGTTTGGATTTTGTTCCTAATAAAACGAATACGGTTGAACTTTATATGGATGGAGGTTGGCAATTCTCTTTTCGCATACACAATGCAGAGAAGAAAGTTGTCCCAAGTTTAAAATTTGACATTCAAATAGTAGGCATGCCTACTACTATAATAACTATAAATTGTCTTTGGAAATAAAATAGAAATATAATGGAATTAATTAGTCTTTTCTCCGGTGCAGGAGGTTTGGATTTAGGTTTTCATAAAGCGGGTTTCAGAACAGTTACGGCAAATGAGTTTGACGCTAAGATTTGTCCGACTTTCCGTGCAAACTTTCCGGAAGTGAATCTAATCGAAGGGGATATCCGGGATATTCCTTCTTGTGAATTCCCTGATAATATTACTGGTATAATAGGAGGTCCTCCTTGCCAATCATGGAGCGAAGCCGGTTCATTAAAGGGAATAGAAGATGCCCGTGGTCAGTTGTTTTATGAGTATATCCGTATTTTACGAGATAAGCAACCCTTATTCTTTGTTGCTGAAAATGTATCAGGGATGCTTGCCAAACGCCATTCGGATGCCGTTAGCGGTTTTATGAAACTGTTTGATGAAGCAGGCTATGATGTGAATTTAAAAATGCTTAATGCCAATGATTACGATGTACCGGAAGATCGTGACCGGGTATTTTACATCGGATTCCGCAAAGATTTGGATATACATGATTTCGAATATCCTATCCCTTTAAAGCATAAACCCACTTTGCGTGAAAGTATTTGGGATTTGCAAGATTCTGCGATTCCGGCACTTGAAAAGAACAAAACCAATGGGAATGCTTGTAAAGTCCCTAATAACGAATATTTCATAGGGGCATATTCACCTATATTCATGTCACGCAACAGGGTACGTTCATGGGATGAACCGGGTTTTACAGTTCAAGCTAGTGGTCGCCAATGCCAGCTACATCCACAGGCACCTAAGATGATAAAAGTTGAAAAGAACTTGCAAAAGTTTGTGGAAGGGAGTGAGCATCTTTATCGCAGGATGACTGTACGTGAAGTTGCACGGGTACAAAGTTTCCCGGATGAGTTCAAATTTGTATACGAAGACGTAAACTATGCCTATAAAATGATAGGCAATGCAGTTCCCGTTAATTTGGCTTACCATGTGGCTATGCAAATACGGAAAACATTGGTGGAAAAAGGAATTGTCCTTGCTTAAAGGTATGAGAGTCGCATCTTTTTTTGCGGGATGTGGCGGATTAGACCTTGGCTTTGAGCAAGCAGGCTATGAAGTTATTTGGGCGAATGAATTTGATGAAACAATACATAAAACTTATCAATTCAATCACCCAAATACTTATTTGTGTAAGTCGGACATTCGAAAATTAAAAGGAGAAGATATACCCGATTGCGATGGATTTATTGGAGGACCTCCTTGCCAATCGTGGAGCGAGGGAGGAAGGCAATTAGGATTGGACGATGAACGGGGGCGATTATTTTTTGATTATATCCGATTGATAAAAGAAAAGCATCCAAAATTCTTTCTCATCGAAAATGTACAAGGGATTATAAATGATAAACATTTTAGTACATTCCTATCATTCCTTTCTACTCTTGAAGAAGCTGGATATGTAGTAAGCTATTCTTTATTGAATGCAGCAGACTATCATATTCCCCAAGACCGTTATCGTGTGTTTGTTGTCGGTTTCCTAAAAGAGTTGAATTGTACGTTCAATTTTCCAAAGGCATTCGGAAAACCTTATGTCACATTAAGAAAGGCAATCGGAGATATAATAGAGAATCCTCGCTCATATGCAAATGAAGGTGTGAACCAAGAATATGGGAAGTGGCTTAACCATGACATTTTTGCAGGTCCATGGGATGCAAAATTCATGGCACGTAATCGTGTTCGTTCCTGGGGTGAAACTTCATTTACAATACAAGCGCAGGCAAAGAACTGTCCCCTTCATCCACAAGCTCCCAAAATGAAATATGTATCACAAACCCAACGTGTTTTTCAGCAAAGAGCAGAATATTTATATCGCAGATTAAGTGTACGGGAATGTGCAAGAATCCAAACTTTCCCAGATAAATTCCGCTTTTTCTATGAAGATATAAAAGACGGTTATAAAATGATTGGCAATGCTGTACCACCTCGTTTGGCTAAATTCTTAGCCTTGTCAATAAAGAAAGCATTGGTTTCTGTTGAAGAAAGAAAAGCAGAAACCATTAATGTGTTAGTTGCTTATTACAAGGATAATAATCAACTTCGACAAACTTTGAAAAACAAACTTTATTATGTGCGTGCCGGATTGCGCCGTGGAGCGTTACAAATCCCCATAGGCATGTCCTATCCCATTTATTTACTATTACATAATCATAACAACAAGTTTTTGTTTCGTATCATTCCTGAGTACCCAAAACTAATATCTGCATCTGACTTGGTTAAATTAGGTTTTACACCCTCAGGTAAGGAATATTTTGCTTTTCGGTTGGAAAGTGTCCAAAGCATAAACATTGTAGGTGTAGATTTGTCAAAAGTGCAGATTAAAGGAAAAAGCTACAATAAAGCTATACCATATATTACTCCCATTCAAGATTTTATTTATAGAGTAAATGCTTAATTGCATAAAATCTCATATTCCTAATACTTTCCCTTCTTTGTTTCTGTTCTGAAGCAAATATAGTCATTGTAATTTTCTTTAAAAGAATTACTTAGAAATTTATTGTAGACAATAGTCCGTTGTATGATTGTCTGCACCCTCATAATTTTGCACCACTATGGATATAAATGAAGTTTTTGGAAAGAAAGTGTTGGAGAGAAGACTATCTCTCAAAATATCACAGGAGACATTAGCCAATATGGCTGATATTGATAGAACCTATTTGCCTGATATTGAAAAAGGCAAAAGGAACGTGTCTTTAAAAGTTGCGGACAAAATCGCAAAAGCATTGAATGTTTCACTTAAGGACTTATTATAATTATGCCAGATTTTATCAATACAGAACATTGTGTAGAAAAACTATTCCCTGTAGGAACGACTTTCTCTTTCGAGGGGAAAAAATATCAAGTTGCACTTTGTGGGAAACCACGTCCTGCACGTGGTGAATGTAAAACAGATGTTTATATCGAAGGGATAGCTCCTAACGGGGAAGCCAAAGAGATAAAAATATCTGTTAAGCAAAACAATGCAGATTTTTTAGAAAATAAGATGTCTTTTGACAGAGCTTGTGAAATATTTGGGAAAGACGCCTCAAGCATCATTAAGCAATGTTTACTTTCTATACAGAATTCTTTTGTTACTGATAATTTGGTCTATTTCAAAGAATGTGGCAAAACAGAGGCACATACAATGAAATTGGGTTGGAAGTTTGAATTACTTAATAAGTTAAGCGGTGAGAAATCTGGTGCTTTAAAACTTACTGAAGAACAAAAATATGATGTTTTTGCTGGAATCAACCTGTCAGAAGATAAGAAAAACAGTTATGTAAATGGTCAAATTATTAATAATTCAGGAGTAGCGAATTATATTTTGAATATTGATGATGACAATCTAACTCAAGATACATGTTTGAGAATGTTGCAGCCAATAGAAGAATATGCAAAATTTCAAACCATCTATTTTGCTTGTAAAGCTTTAAACTATAGATTTGATAGAAATAAATGGGATGGACCAAGACCTTTGTCTGTATATGTAGATTGGTTTGTTGATAATGGGAAATTGGATGCACACTTGATTTTTGACAATCCTTTGGAACATAATGGAAATGAAGTTGGAGAGAAACTAAGAAATATTTTGAACAAATTGAAAATTAAAAAATTTGATGATTTGAGAGGCGTATTATCTCCTAATGTAAAATGTTATTTTGGTAAGTAGCTATTCTTACGGAGTACCGCTGTTCACCGTGCCGGACAGGTCGAAAAAGACAATATCCGGCACGTGTCCGGCAGTGGCTACATATTCGTCAGCCGTGACTATCGCCTTTTCGGGCGAACTGCGCACACCGGGTAGACCTTCTTTCCCAGCCGGGTAAACTATTCATACGCCATGCGCTTGTAATCTTCCTCCGTACCGCCCTTTTGAGTGGAAAAGGCGACATAAAGGGCTGTTTTCTCGTTTTCCATATCGCTTTCTTTCATTATTGGTTGATAGATTTGTTCAATCCAGCTTGATTGAAATCTTGCTTTCAATCAAGCTATCAATATTTCAATAAAACAAGATTGCAGGATTGCAAAATAAACTCATTGGTCGGGGAACGCCCAGCGGACCACCCGTCCCGACGAGCGAAAAATCTTTAGTCAGTGAATGTCTTTCTTTCATTGGCAACACGACTTTGGAGTGAATTTGCCCAAGGTGTTTTGCGGCACGGAAAACAGATTTGTGTGCCACAAATCACACCTTGCTGTTATCTGACGATAACACGATTTCAACGGCTGGCAGTACGATTTGGAACGTCCAGTTTTTGAGCCAACATTTCCATGTCGCCACTTACTTTCAAATCGGTAATCCTCGCATAAATTTGAGTAGTCCGGATATTAGTATGACCTAAAATTTTAGATACTGTCTCGATAGGTACACCATTGGCGAGCAGTACCGAAGTTGCACACGAATGGCGGGCAACATGGTAGGTTAAGGTCTTTTCAATTCCGCAAATGGCTGTGATTTCTTTTAAGTAATCATTCATTTTCTGATTGCTGATAACTGGTAAAATCTTACCGTTTGGCAATTTGTCTTTGTACTTTTCCAATATGGCTTTTGGTATATCCAGCAATCGAACGGTAGATGTAACATTTGTTTTGTGTCTTTTCCGTATAATCCACAAATTACCGTCAAATCCGGTGTGAATGTCCTCCTGCTTTAACTCGCATACATCAATGTAGGAAAGTGCCGTGTAACAACTGAAAATGAACAAATCACGTACCTGCTCCAACCGTTTAGAGCTAAACTCGTGGTTGTAAATGGTGGTAATTTCTTCCATAGTCAGATAATCCCTATCGGTACGTTCAAACCTTACCCGATAACTCCCGAAAGGGTCGGCAGTCACTAAACCCGTATTCTTGGCAAAGTTTACTACCGTGCGAAAACGTTGTACGAACTTCATAGCCGTATTATGGCTGCACCCATAGTTATTCTTGATATACAACAGGAAATCTTCAATGAATACCACATTTATATCTTTAATGAGCATATCGGAAACGGAGTATTTAAACTTCATAAACTCCATAAGCCGTTTCTTTGTCAGTTCATAACGTGAATAGGTCTTGTCTGCGGTATTCATTTTGACCTTTTGCAAATACTGCTCGTTGTGCTGTTTGAAGAACTCTATCAAAGTCCGTTCCCTTGCTATCTTGCCTAAAAAAGCGTTCTTTACCAGTTCTGCGGTTACATATCCGTCTTGCGCCATTAACGCATGGTAATGTTGATGAACTGTGCTACGAATACTTTCCAGCATGGAATTGATGTGTACGGCTTCTGCGGTTCTGCCGGAAGCCTTGCCTAATTCCACGCTCCAGTGAGCCGGATTTATTTCCAACTTGGTGTTAAACTGGGCTACAACTTGGTCGATAGTGATACGTGCGATAATCGGTGCGTTACCATTTTTCTTTACTGCATTTCGTTTGACGAAATAGAGTAGCTTAAAAGTACTTCTCATAATCTCTTTTTTTAGTTACAAACTTAATTGATAAACTGAAAATGAGATATTTGCAGTACGGACAAATCAAGACAACAAACCGCCAATTTGGGACATTCCGTGACCTAAAATCTTAGAGGATGGACAGGTCACGAATTGGTCACGAAAGTGTGTCTTTTTGTGACCTTTTCATATCTTAGGTCACAGGCATTATACAAAGAAAAACTCCTACAATACTTTGATATTGTAGGAGTTGTACATTTACTGTCCATTTCTGTCCAGCGTTTCTGTGATCCGCCTGGGATTCTCCTAACGGAGTTACCACGCTGATATTTAAAACTTTATATTTTTAGTTTCAAGCATATCCCATGAATTATCCCACTGATTTGCTACGTGCTTTTGCTGTAGTCTGCTCATGGAGAATACTGGGGACAAAGATAGTCATTTTAATAATTATTGCAAATCGATTATTGCTTAAGGTTCTTAGTATTGTGAAAAGTGATAACTGAAAATCTGTCATATTCTGAATGACAAAAGCTGACGCAATTTGCTGATTTAAAATATTTTTTTGTTATTTTTGTCATACAACTCTTATGGCACGTCTTTTGTGATTATTTACAAAAAATGCATCAAGATTTCTTAGTTGTTTTTATAACTAGTATAATATGGAACAAAAAATGAAACATCTTGAATTCATTCAAAATGTGATAACCAGAATGAATTCAAACTCCTTTTTAATAAAAGGATGGGCTATAACTTTAGTGTCAGCGTTGTTTGCTTTGGCTGCAAATGGCTCAAATATACATTATGTACTAATTTCATACATTGTAATTCCGGTTTTCTGGGTTTTGGATGGTTTCTATATATCAATTGAAAGACAATATCGAGATCTCTACAATAATGTTGCGCAAAAGACAGAAGAAGAAATTGATTTTAGTATGGATGCTTCTATCTATAATAGAGGTAATAGAACATGGTGGAACGGTATATTCTCAAAAACATTATAGAGTATGAATATTGGAATGATCCTCGATTTCAGTATAAAAAGCCCATTATAAATGGAACTTTAGTGCAAATGTATGGAGATAATTTTTACCATCAGAATGAAGAGGGAAAATGGATACAGGAAAATTCTGCCCACTCATTAGCTAATGGAATGCCTAATTTGGGACATCTAAAACGCGATGTAGGTGGACAGTATGTATTAATATCAACTAATTTTTATTATTTTGGCGATCAAGCAATAAGCGTCCCTAAAGAATTTGTAAGAGATGTTTTTTGTAATGGACGAGATATGCGGAGTCCTTCTATTCCTAAAGAGGCTATTGATAAATTTATTTCATGGTTATCAGAGAATTATAATTCTGGTATATTGTATGGTGATCCAACAAGTTGGAGTTCCCACTTGAAGAAATAATTCATTTTAATAATAGGTGATTTAGAATAGGGTTTGTAAATTCTATTTGTTGCAACCCTGTTTTGAAAAATAGTACTTTAGCCCAATCATTAAAGAAATCATCTTCAAAGCCAATGATTTCTTTTTTATTATTCGTTCGTAAGTTATCTTCCCATTCGATTAATTTTTTGATTTGTCTGTCAAAATCTTCTAAAGAGTGAAAGTTCTTTTCATAACAAAATGAATCATCTTTAACGTTTTGTAAACTGGCTAACTCTTCGATTAGTGATTTATGATAATCATAATAATGTAGATTATTTGCTATATGAAAATATTCACCAACTTCTAAGCCAAGCATTTGCGAAAAGTATTCTTGCATAAAGGTGTAGTTGAATATATTTACAGCACTTGCCCCCCATATAAGATCATTGGAACGCATATAAACAGTCATGTTCAATTTATTATTTTGTGGATTTCTTATAAACTGTAAAGATCGTGTACAGGGGCGATCTTTTGTTTTTTTTAATTCATCATTTGTTGAATTAAAACAGTCTTTGGGCGGGTCTCCTATTGTGATAATTGCTTGACGGGTATATGGATCTTGTTCAAAGCTATTAATGACGTAACGAAATTGATCTAATTCCTTAAATCCATTATCTTTGTTTGTATGAAGCTTGGGCATTTCATAGTCATTGGGGTTGCCATTATATGCACGTAGTCTAGGGCCATATCCACCTCTTAAATACTTACCATTATCGGAATATTCTTCCATCTTTGACAAATAGTGCTTTATGAAATATAAATCATTTCTTCCACCTGCTAACCAAAGAGACTCTGCATAAGGTAAAAGTATATTCCACTTTCTACATGGTAGAGTAATCCATCTGGATAATGGATTTCTAATTTTTATCATTATAGGTTCAGGAAGTTCCCAACATTTATATCCTCTTGTATTTCTTTCAATACCAAATTCTAACAACATCCTTGCTGCTCCTACTAAAAAAGAGTTAATTCCGTCATATTCTGCTGTATACATTTCTTTTCAATTTTATCATTAATACTCCATTTGGGCGGGAAGAAATAATTAATATTTGAACTGGATTTTTTGTATTTTTGTTTAATTCTAGTATTTCCAATATTAAGTTCCGGCATCTTTACCCTAAGATATTTATCTGTTTCACAAAAACAATTCTGTAAATCAATCAACGTTGGTTCACGGCCGAATAAGTTTTTGAAATTTGCATATCCAAATTTTTCTCGATATTTTTCAAGATTATCCTGAGTATATCGTATTAAATCTTCATTTGTATAATCACCTGTATTAATAAAGCACTTCTTTATTCCACGTATGGCTCCAATTCCAGCTTTGACAAAACTATTCTCATCAAAGTTAATTATGTCAGAATAATTAAAGTCTATAGCGTATTGATATGCTAAGAAATCACCGATAAAAGGACAATTAGATAAAATATTAAAAATATTCTCTAAAGACTTTGCATGAATAATCTTCTTAAATAATTTCTTTCTTATAAACTCTCTTTCAATCATTATTAACCACCTTTCGTGCTTTGATGAATACTCCAAAAAGTCTTGATGGCATCCAGTCATTAAATAAGCAGAACTAAAGATCGGTTTTTTAACAATGCGTTCGCTTAATAATTTGCTAATTTGCGCAACATTGAAATTATTAATGGTTATTTCTCCGATATTTTCTATGAGATATTCCCATGTTTCTATTTTGTTGAATACCTTGAAAACTAGAATCCTCAAAAGTATATCATCTTCTGAACAATGTTTGGTATTGTTATAGATTACATTACTTATTAAATACTGGCTAACTCTGTCGGAAGACCGGTATACATTGGTGAACTTATGTTCTTTTAAAATCGGATCATCTGTCCATGGGTAAGGACTACCTTCATATCGTTTCCAAAAGATATCCATTCTTTTTTGCATGAAATGGAAGTAATACTTGAAAGCTTCTTCTCTTATTTCTATCAT